AACATGGCTAATTTGCCTAGACAAACAGAGTCAGAGTACGAGATATTTAATGCTTATTAGAGACTTTACCGCAGATGACATGCCACAAATTATTGCTCTTGGCAGACAAATGCATAAAGAATCGTCTTATAATGGTCTAGACTTTGATGATGATACGGTAATGGATTTAGCAGATCAATGGCTATCTAACCCAGAAATCTATTTCTGCCGAGTTGCTGAGGATAAACAAAAAGAAATCTTTGGGATGTACGTCGGGTTAATTTCGAGTTACTATTTTGGTAAGGACCTAGTTGCTAACGACCTTTTGCTATTCGTAGCACCAGATCGAAGAGGATCTATTGCAGCTGTTAAGCTTATAAAAGAGTTTGAACAGTGGGCAAAAGACAAAGGTGCTGCCGAAGTAAGACCTGCTCTTTCAACCGGAGTTAAAGTTGAAGAGACAAAGCAATTATACGAAGCTCTGGGGTACGAGGCTGTAGGGTTTACTTTTAACAAACGACTATAAGGAGAAGCATTATGTGTGGAGGCGGATCAAGACCAGCCCCAGTTGCCAAGGCGGCCGAAGCCCCTAAAAAGGTAGATACAAAGAAGGCTGTTGACGACTTAACAGAATCAGAAAAACGGCGTAAAGGTACTAAGTCTACAATTCTCACCGGTGGTGACGGAGTAGAAATGGAGCAGATTAAGAAAAAGAAGCTCCTAGGAAGCGCATCTGAGACATTAGGTAACTACTAAAATGAGAACTGAAGACCAGATCAATAGCATCATTAAGCGTCTTCAATCGCTTGAGAGTCATCGCGCACCATGGGAAGCCATGTGGCAAGACTGCACTGATTACGTTAATCCTAGGAGAGGAGACTTTAAAGCTAAACAAGCTAGAGGTTCTTCAACTAGATTTGATAAAGTCTTTGACTCTACCGCCCCGTTAGCTAATGAGCAGCTTGCTTCTGGCTTACATGGTCATTTAACTAATACCGCAGAAAGATGGTTTAGCCTTAGAGTACCTGGTATAGAACCTTCTGACTCTATCTCTCGCTGGTTACAAAGTACTGTAGATGCAATGTTTGAAAGAACGTTTAACGTTGCAAGTAGTAATTTTATAACCTCTGTACACGAAATGTACTTAGACATTGGATCATACGGAACAGGAGTCTTTTTTACAGAGGACAGGCCTGGTAAGTCCGTAGGATTTAGAAGTTTCCACTTAGCAGACTGTTACGCTATGGAAAACCACGAAGGAGTAATAGATACCCTGTATAGAAAGTATAAGCATACCGCAAGGCAGCTTATGGAACTATACGCTCCTATACTACCTGAAAAATTTAAAGATATAGCTACTAAGAACCCTTTCCAAGAGTTTACTTGTATACACGCCGTTGAACCTAGATCCTCTATAAACTACGATAAGAAAGATAAGAGCTCCATGCCTTGGAAGTCTTGTTACGTTCTTGTCGAAGAAAAGCTAATGCTTAAAGAAGGTGGTTACCAAGAGTTTCCTTACATGGTGCCTAGGTGGTCTAAAACCTCGGGAGAGGTATATGGAAGGTCTCCTTCTATGACATGTATGCCTGACATAAAGATGGTCAATGAGATGATGAAGACCACTATAAGGGCTGCACAAAAAGCAACAGATCCACCACTTATGGTACCAGATGACGGCTTTATGATGCCATTGCGTACTATACCCGGTGGATTAAACTATTACAGATCAGGTACAGCGGATAAGATAGAGCCATTAATTGGTGGCGAGCGTCCTGATATTGGATTAGACTTTATTGAGTCTAGACGAGAGCACATTACTAAATCATTCCACGTTGACTGGATGTCTTTAGCTGAAGGTCCTCAAATGACCGCAACTGAAGTGCTACAACGTCAAGAAGATAAAATGAGACTTATGGGTCCAATGGTTGGACGTTTACAAAGCGAGTTTTTAGGCCCGTTAATCGAGCGCGTATTTGCGGTTATGAACAGACGCGGAGAGTTACCTCAGCCCCCTTCTGATGTTGAAGGTGTAGATCTACAAATAGATTACGTATCACCTGTAGCTAGGGCTCAAAAGTCTACTCTAGTGTTTAACTTTGCTAGATTTTTAGAACAAATGGGACCTTTAACCCAAATGAAGCCTGAAGTATTTGATAATATAGATGCAGACGCTACATTTAGATGGGCGCATAAAACATTAGATGCACCAATGGAAACTCTTATAGACGCCGAAAAAGTTAAAGAGAATAGGCAAGCTCAACAAGAAGCTATGCAAAAACAACAGCAGGCTGAAACAGCACAGCAAGCTGCAGGTACTATGAAAGATATGAGTCAAGCTGCTAAAAATGTAGGACAGGAGGAACTAGTCGGTGACGCAATCGCAGCCCAATCTCAACCACCCGTTGAATAGATCTGCCTTACATACTAGCTATCGGGCAGTATTTTTGTCACCTGATGGTCAGGCAGTACTTAATCACTTAGCTACTATAGGGTACGTTAATGACGCAACTTATGTAGCTAATGATACCCACGAAACAGCGCATAGAGAAGGCATGCGTCGTATTGTGATTAGCATACTGAGGTTCGTAGATAAAGATCCTCAGGAATTATTAAACTTAGAAAAGGAGACTACAAATGAGTGAAGAGGCTATCGGGTCCGTAGAACAGACGGGCAGCTCGGAGGATTTTAGAGGATCAATTAGTGAAGATCTTCGGAATGATCCGAGCCTTGCTGACTTTAAAGATGTTAATGGTTTAGCAAAAAGTTATATTCATGCGCAACGTATGGTTGGTTCTGATAAGATATCAATGCCGTCAGATACATCAACACCAGACGATTGGAACGAATTTTATAACAAACTAGGTCGACCTGAAACTTACGAGCTTGAACGACCAGGACTTCCTGAAGGGCTAGATTATAATCAGCCAATGGAAGAAAACATGCTTAAGATTATGCATGAAAGTGGAATGAGTAATAAGCAAGTAAATGCTGTATATAACGGCTATATGAACTCAATTACAGAAGAGTTTGGTAGTCAAAATAGTGGCAGAGAAGCACAACAGACTGAATGGCGTGACCAGCTTAAACGAGACTTCGGACTGGCTTATGATCAAGAAATAGATGTAGCTAAACGTGCTGCATCTGAATTTGGAGGTCAAGAGTTTTTATCCTGGCTTGACGAGTCAGGCCAAGGTGATAATCCTATGATGGTCAAGATGATGGCTAAAATAGGTAAATCTATGCTTGAGTCTGGACGAGAGCCTGAAGGTGAAACAAGCGGATTTGGGGTTATGACTCCTGATAGCGCTAGGCAAGAAATTGCACGGCTTCAACGTGATCCAAACTTTATGAAGCAGTATAGCGACAGTGAAACAGATGGACATACAACCGCGATAGAAAAAATGCAACGCCTATTTAGCTTTGCGTATCCGGAGGAATAATGGCTTATAAGTCTACAGACGTTGCTGTTTCTGACGGTATCAAGAAAAAGAAAAGTGTTAAAACAGGCAGGACTGCTTTAACTGAAGGTCAGAAGATTAAAATACTTGCTGACGGCATGCTAGGTAATATGGGCGGTACCTTAGGTATGGGCGACAAGATTGCTGCCAAATGGGAAGCGAAACAAAAGGCTAAGAAAAATGGCTAAAAAAGAAATTAAGATGGGGTATCTAGACGATGAGTTTAGGAAGACGGCTATAGGCAGGTCGGCTTCTAAAGTACAAAGTGTATTTAATTATCAAAAGCAGATAGCTGCCCGATTAAATGTACCATCTAATTATCTAAAAGCAGCTCAGTCTCAAGTATCAAAAGCTGGTATTAAAGATCCAGCAATTTCTTCTAAACCTAGTGAAGCAAAAGGTAAGGGAGTTACAGGTATACGTAATTCAGAGTTTACAGGGTACTCAGAAGCACAGGGTATGGACTTGCTTAGAAAGCAAACCAAAACTGCGCCTAGTGGTACTTTGTTAGGAAGTTGATGTACATAGCGTATTTTATGCGCTACTATAATCATAGGGTAGCGGGTAACCGTCCAGGAACTTAACCGCAGAGGTCCTCAGGGGCAGCCAAAGCGTCTTTTATTAACCAATGCTTAAAGGAGATATGAATGTCATATCAAATTACGACAGCCTTTGTACAGCAGTACAAAGCAAACGTCGAGCATCTCCTACAGCAGAAAGGTTCGCGCTTACGTCCTTTTGTTAGGGTTGAAACTCAAAACGCTGAGTTTGACTTTTACGATCGGATTGGTGCTACTTCTGCACAAGAGGTGACTGGACGACATCAAGATACTCCACTTATTAATGTACCGCATGACAGGCGTAGAGTCTCATTGCGTGACTTTGACTGGGCGGAACTTATCGATCGTCAAGACCGAATACGTATGCTAATTGATCCAACTTCACCTTATTCGCAGAATGCTTCTATGGCATTAGGTCGTAAGATGGACGAGATCATTTTAGAAGGCTTATTTGCGTCTGCATCAACAGGCAAGACTGGATCTTCAACTGTAACATTCCCATCAGCTAACCAAATTGCGGTTAACTACGTTGAGTCTGGATCAGCTGTTAACTCTGGTCTAACTATTGGTAAACTACGTAAAGCTAAAGAGCAGCTAGATCAGAAAGAAACTGATCCATCAGATCCTAGGTATATCATTGTAACAGCAAAGCAGGTAACTGACTTGTTGCAATCAACTGAAGTAACTAGCTCTGACTTTAACTCGGTTAAAGCGCTTGTTCAAGGTGATGTTAACCAATTTATGGGATTCGAGTTTGTTCGCACAGAACTCGTAACAACTGATACGAGCTCACATCGTCGTGTTCCTGTGTTCTGCAAATCTGGCATGCTGCTTGCAGTAGGTCAAGATATTAGCGTAGACATCGGACCAAGACGTGACAAGCGAAACTCGACTCAGGTTTATTGCTCTGCTTCATTCGGCGCTGTTCGAATGGAAGAGAATAAAGTCCTTGAAATCAAATGTGCAGAATAGGAGGAATGAATAATGGCTACAACTAACTCAACTCAGTACGCTAATACTCAGGCTACTCCGCGCGTCATGAATGCGACTCACGAAGACCGTGGTCGTGTCCGTGTTAAAGCGTTTTCTTGGACTCAGGTCGGTACAGGTACTGCAGCAGATCAGCAGTATCTTTGCCAGATGGAAGCAGGAGCGGTTAGAATTCTAGCAGTTTCAGTTGCCCATTCTGCGTTTGGAACAAGTCGTACTCTTGACTTCGGTCATACCGGTGCAACTGATCCAGATGGTGCTGCAATTGCAGCAGATCCTGATGCGTTCAGCGCGAACCTAGCCGTTGCTTCAGCGGGTACTTCAGTTATCGACATCAACACATACATCTCTACTAAAGACGGTTTTGTATTTGCGGGTCAAGTTAATGATGGTACTCAACCTGCAGCAGCTACGCTAACTGGTTATGTCACTTACGTGATTGATTAATCTACGGTTGAGGGTAGGGGCTTCGGTCCCTCCCTCTCTTTTTAAGGTGAAATAATGGCAGCGTCAGATATAGAACTTATAAATAGAAGCCTTGCATTACTAGGTATCGAGTCAATTACCTCGTTATCTGATAATACAAAACAAGCCTCTGTTGCACGTGTTCTATATAATGATACACGAGCTGCAGTGTTCAGGGGTCATCCTTGGAATTGTTTAACAAAAAGAGCTTCTTTACCTACTGATGTAACTAATCCAGTATATGGGTTCTCAAAAAGGTTTGCCTTACCGGCTGATTTTTTAAGGTTACTAGAAGTAGAACGAGGCGCGGATATTACGTATCAGCTTGAAAGAGGTCACCTTCTTTCTGATGAAGATACAATGAATATTAAATACACGGCTTTAATAACAGATGTTACACTATATGATACTCTTTTAATTGATACATTGTCTGCTAGAATAGCTGCGGATTTAGCTCAGCCGCTTCTACAATCAACTTCAGCAATGGAGCAGATGTGGCAAATGTATGAGCTTAAACTTAGAGAAGCTAAATTTGTAGATGCTCAAGAACAAGCGCAAGATGTGCTTGATGCAGATTATTGGCTTGACTCTAGACAAGGAATATCTAGGCCTAATCTTTCCACACCTCCGAGGTAGTCAATGGCTAAAGTTACCCCTATCCAGACTAACTTTACCGGAGGCGAAATTAGCCCTCGCTTAAGAGGCAGAGTCGACTTAACTAAATACACAAGTTCTCTTGCGCATTGTGAGAACTTTATAGTATTTCCTCATGGAGGAGTTACTAAAAGATCAGGCACTAGGTTTGTTGCAGAGGTAAAAGATAGCTCTAAGTATACCAGAATTATTCCTTTTATTTTTAGTACAGTACAGGCTTATATATTAGAATTTGGTAATAATTATGTTAGGTTCTATCGTAACGAAGGCCAAATACAAAGTGGTGCTGCGGCTTACGAAATTGTTAGTCCTTACTCAACTGCGGACTTAGACAAGCTAGATTTTACTCAATCTGCAGATATACTATTTATATGCCACCCAGATTACCAAACTAGAAAATTAAGTAGAACAGGACATACATCTTGGTCGTTTTCTGCTTTTGAAGCAATTGATGGGCCTTGGGCTGCTATTAATCTAGAAACTACCACCCTTACACCTTCAGCAACTACAGGTCTTGCAATAACAATAACGGCTAGCTCTTTAACAGGAATAAATAATAATCAAGGATTTTTAGCCACTGATGTTGGGCGTCACATAAGAATTCTAAGTGGCGGAAAATGGGGTTCAGCAAAAATAACTAACAGAGTCTCTAGTACCGTAGTAACGTGCGGTGTATTTACAGATTTCCCTTTTGGTGCAACAACTGCAACTGATAACTGGAGATTAGGTATCTGGTCTAATACTACTGGATGGCCAACAACTGCAACTTTTTATCAGCAGCGTTTATTCTTTGCTAATAACTTAGCCTCACCAAATACGGTGTGGGCGTCTGAGTCTGGAAACTTTACAACTTTTTCTCCTACTAATAGTGAGGCAGAAGTTTTAGATGACTCAGGGTTAGACTTAACTTTAGCAACAGATCAAGTTAATGCTATACGATGGATGTACGGAGCTAAACAGCTTCAACTAGGTACATCAGATGGTCCTTTTGTAATATCATCTGGGTCAGACAATTTAGCTTTAACACCAAGTAACTTGACTTCTAACAGGGAGACAACTGATGGAACTACTACGAAAAAGCCTATTGGAGCCTCTAGAGCGACTATATTTATTGATCGTACGAGGACTAAAATACGTGAACTTGCATATAATCTCGAAGTTGATGGATATGCTACGCCGGATCTTACGCTTATTGCGGAACACATTACAACGGGTAATATCAAAGAGTTAGCTTATACAAGATCCCCAGATAGTTTAATATGGGCACTTCTTGACACAGGTCAACTAAGATGCTTAACTTACGAACGCGCACAAGACGTTGTTGCATGGCATAGACATACACTAGGCGGGACAGATAGTAAGGTAAAGTCTATTGCTGCGGTTCCATCCTTTGATGAGCTTCAAGAAATTTTATACATGGTTGTTGAAAGAACAATTAATGGAGCAACTAAGCAGTACATAGAGTATCTAGAAAAAGCTTTTGATACAGCTAAAGGAGATACACCATCTACCGCCTTCTTTGTAGATAGTGGCTTGTCGTATTCTGGTACAGCTGCAACAGTAATCTCTGGCTTAGGACATTTAGAAGGTCAGACAGTAAGAGTATTAGTTAACGGCGCTAACCACCCAGACAAAGTAGTAAGCAGCGGTGCAATAACATTAGACCGTCCGGCTACAAACGCCTCTATAGGTCTTAAGTATACAGCTTTAATAAGGACACT